CTCCTCCTAAACTTACACACCTTGAGTTACTCTCCTACGCGCACGTAGTTGACATACTGTGAGATGTACGTGGGCAGCACCCTAATGCCGTAACATCTGTTGTCCAATGTTGACCTTTAAACCGTCTCCAGAGATATTAGGACTGGTCTTGAAAACCTGGGATTTAGCAGTTCCCGACCGGATTGAGGTGCCGTTAGACCAACCTCCAGTCATAAGTAACATCCTAGTAACACCTGGTCTCTCTCGACGTAGAAACGCCATGTACTCGGTTAGCAACTCCCACGCTCCAGCATTGTCCACCAAAAGTGCTTTGGCTTTGTCTAGCTCATATTCTAGACGTGCTTGCGGGGTAGAAAACCTTTTGTAGCGTTCTGAAGTGGCCATTCGCTGGATGGTCTCTTCTATCGGTCTATGAGCAGCGATGCCTCCCCAGCTGTGTCCGAGATAATGAGGATTGGAATGTGTCACAACCTGTTTTGCAGCATTGATCTTCATTCCCATCATCTCCGCCTCTTTCGACCATGCCTTTATGTCTGGGAATACCCCCATAGACATCACTGAGTCGTCACCAAGATAAACGGCATCTTGGATCGTCTCGCCAACTCTAAAAGAGATGTAGTGAGTCAAAAGCATGTTTGCTAAAGAGTCGATCAACTGAGTGAAGTAACTTCCGCTAGGTACACCTCTCTTTCTGCCCTTATAGATGTAACCATCTGGCATGAGAATTGGGCAAGTGCAGAAGTTTCGCTCTACAACATTGAAGGCTGTTTGATCCAGCCCGTCGAACCAAGACTTAACAATACTAAAACAAGCGTGCAGCACACGACAAGGTATTGTAGAGTCGAATTTCGACCAATCTAGACAGTACTGAGTCGAGCTATAGCTCAACCGATCCATACGACCAGCCATTGCTCCTGATGTATATCCCATGGTGTATGGAACATCAACGGTTTGCAACTTCCGGATGATAGGAACCATGAACATTCCCTCAACCAAGATCGTACTTAGCGGTAAAGCCCAAACAAGTCTTATCTTACCAACTTGTGCTCGGTAGTAGGCCACAGCGTAGACAGGAGCGCTTCTGCCAGCCGCTACTCGTTGGGCTCTCTCGATATCTCCCTCTCGCAATGCTTCCTCCTTAGGAAGGAAGAGAGGTGCGCCTGATGATTTTAACTTCTTATCAGAAGTAATTACCTCATCACAGACGGTATCAAGAGTCACCTGTTTCAATCCTTTCATAGGCTCAAATGCCTTACACACCTTGCGATATGCGTAGTCAAATGCGTCATTATCCCACTCTACTTTCTGATCAGCCCAATAGTTGAAAAACTGGTCAGAGAACAACCCAACAGGATCGTACTCGCTGCGAGGGGGAGGGATTGGGATTCCTTTCGCTTTAAGGAATGCCGTAGCTGAAGAAGAGTACACTTTGCCAACTTTACGATGGACGTTGAAATATCGACGCTGTATCTCTTCTGTGGCGTGCCACTTAACTCTAGGTAAATTACGACAAGCGATGTCGATCTTCGATGGTAAATCGAGCTTCGGTAACATAACGTACCTCCATATAAGAGTGCGTCTTTAACGAGACGAGTCGTGGAATCATGGTTTATAGATCAAAGGCTCCAACCTCTTTGATCGACACCCAGAGGTATTCTGAGTAGGTACTTCCAACCGTATTGCTTTCGCTGGCCTAATTATAGGCTTCACATTGTTACGTCAATGAGCGGGTTCACTTAACCAAGCACCAATTTGAGCGGTAATTGGACCGGGCTTTAACGGAGCCAGGCGGCTAACTTTTGATAACACATT